GTAGAGATACTTGAAAAGGAAGTACCTACACGCGGACGCAAGGAAGGTGACAACAACATCCCTGAGTCCCTCAGAAAGATCATTGGAGAGGAGTCAGTCATCAATGGTCGCCAATCTGCATTGCAGTTGGCGGGAGAGTTCGGCATATCTCCCTCGTCTGTGAGTGCGTATGCGAAGGGCGCTACTTCCACTACTACGTATGACACCCCGAATAAGAGTCTCATCCAGCATATCAACAAGGCTAGAGGAAGACATATTAAGAAGGCTAGTCATGTCCTCAATTCAGCTCTCTCTGCAATTAGTCAAGAGAAGCTAGACTATGCAGATGCAAAGGATTTATCAGGCATAGCAAAGGATATGGCAGTCATTATCAAACAACTTGAGCCTCAATCAGAAGTCAATGTGGCTGGAACAGCCACCCCTCAGTTTGTAATCTTCGCCCCACAGTTCCGTGATGAACGGACGTTCGAGTCAATCGTCGTCAACGAATAGGATTCCCCCATGAAAAAGTTTCTCATAGTCAGTCTCCTCTCCCTCTCCTTCTCCTTCCTCTTCTCCTCCCTCTCCCATGCTACCTTGATAGTAGCCGCGACCATAGGAGGACAGAACTTCTGTGCCACAGACAATAACGTAGTCTGTACATTCGGGACTCAGCTCACAGATACAGATGGAAATGCAGGTCGAATCGATCTAGCTCCTGCTACACTCGGCGGAATCCTGCTAGTCGGATCTGCACAACAGGCGACATTCGGTCCCAGTCAGAACATCCTGAATGTATCATTCCTTCAGGCCACCAATACAACTGGTGCTACAATCACCGGATCAGTGACAGTCTCCGCAACTGGCTTTATACCGCCAGTGAGCCGCGCTTTTACCAGCGGCTCCGCTACCTTCACGAATGCTGTAGGTTCCACTACATCACTCGGATGGTACAATGATCCTGCGAACACTCAGGGTGCTGACTTCGCTCTTGATAGGCCGGGTATCCTGATCGATTCATTCACCTACAACACTGTGAATATTGCAGACTCGTACTCGCATAATGGTGGTCCGATCTCTGTGTCAGATCCAAACGTGTTCAGTATGACTCTGGCTACAGACTTCACTCTAGTCGCCGGAGGTCAGGTCACTAATCGTGGCATGACGGAACTCAAGCCTATCGACACTGTGGTTCCTGAACCAACTACTCTAGCATTATTCGGAACAGGCCTGTTGCTAGCAGGTAGAAAGAAGTTCTTTACACGCGGTTAGTTACATTGGTGAGACGGAATCAGACCAGATCAGTATCAGTTCCACCTGCCACTGATTAAGTCAATTCCGTCTCACCTTCATTCTCTTCAGATAGAAAGCGAGATTCAGATGCCAACAGTACTCAGACCAGATCCATTCAGTGTTACTTTACTTGAATCTGAGTCTCTCGTTCTCTCTGAAGAACAGAGAATGTATATCAGAGAAATCCTAGAGACTGGAGCAAGTGATAGTAAGTTCGCTCAGAAGATGTACGATGCCATCTACTACGTGCTGACTCACGGAACTGACACTGCTGCAATTCCTGAAGTCACTTCACTCAATCCATCCTCAGTTACACTAGGTTCACCTACCTTTGACATTCATGTGATGGGAAAGAACTTCACTACTAATTCCATCATCATGTTCGCAGGTCAGCCTGAACCTACTACTCTGGTCAGTCCTACAGAGTTGACGACTGGTGTAAATATGGATGTGTGGGCTGGACCAGATATAGTTCAGGTCTATGTAGAGACTGACGGTGTAGCATCAGATCCTCTGCCCTTCGAGTTCCTTCCTGCATCTGGTGTCATGTCTGCCGCCGCAGGCGGGCGTGTGGCTCATGCAAAAGAGAATGAACACAAGCACGTAGAACCAGTGAAGCACATGGAAGCACCTCATACAAAGAAGTAAATGACTACTTCTCTAAAGAAGAAGAAGATACTATTAGCTAAATCATCAGGTGGAGGGAGTAGTATACTTACGCGCGTGCAAGGCACGGCAAAGGTTACAGCTGATAACGTCAGTACGATTGCATTCACTTTATCTACTCCACCATCAGTAGGTAACGCTATTATCGTATCAATCAGTGCGGGTGGCGGTAGTACACCGGCATTTCCAGCTAATGGTTGCGTAGATAATCGTGGTAACACATATGTGCTCGCGCAAGCAGATACATCTGCGAGTAAAGCGCAACGAACAGCAATCTACTACTGCTCGAATATTACCGCAACTGGTAATCCATTTACTATCACTGTTACATCAAGTTCTAGTCTTTGGATGACAGGTAATGCAATCGAAGTGAGCGGTAGAATTACTGTAGATAAGATGGCGGCTGGAGAAAGTTCGGGAGCAACTGCAACACCAGCAAGTGGCCCAACGACTGCACTAACAGCTAATAATGTATTACTCATTGGTATAATGACAACGAACTTTGGTAAGGCTTCTTTAGTTGTGGAATCACTAACTCCACCTTGGTTACAAGAAGTTGAAGAATTAAGTGCGTCACATTCGGTTGGTGAAATTGATAGTCGTATTCTCACAAATGCTCTTGGAACGACACCGAGTGGAAATTGGGTGATGAATAGCGGAGATCAGTGGGTCGCTGCCATTGTTGCATTTAAGGCACCATAGGAGTTAGTTATGCCAAATCTATTACTTCCCGTTGGTCCTCCTACAGTTTTGATACAGAATGCGACATACGCACTTCCGGCTCAGCTGTGTCTGGTCACTACATCTGCCGCAGCAGAGACTTCACTGGACGGAACTACATGGGCCTCATTCACATCAGGTGGAATGACTGGTGCAGTATTCATTCGATCAGGTGCGGCTAACACAATCGTCACTTGCAAATAGGTATATATGATTCTCACGCGAAGCGTGCGCGTCCTTTGTACAGGCGTAATTCTATCTCTTTCACTAGCATGTGGAGATACGATCATCAATACTCCTTCTCCTACTGGTCCCTCTGACGTGATCAACACGCAGTTGACTCAGATCGAGTTCCGCGTGTCAGGCAATGCTAGTGCTGTGAAAGTCCGCTACTCGATTCCGATAGATGGACTGACTCAGATCGTCACAGCACTTCCCTACTCCACAACTATCAACACTGTCTCAAATAATCTCCTTCTTTCGATTGAAGCCTCTCCACTCGGCTATCCTGATTCAGTTCTAATTCCCTTCTTGTCTGTTCAGATCTTTGTGAATGGTGTACTCTTCAGAGAGGCTAATTCAAGTGACTCGTTCCTCAATTCTATTTCTGCTTCTGGTACTTTCAGGAAGTAGTGCGTGTGGACCGATTCTGGTTCAGCAAGTTCAGGCTCCCACTCCGTATAAGTGGGAAGTTATCAATGAAGCAACATTAGGTGTAGACAAGTTAGAGAGATTGTGGGTTGGTACAGGTTGGCTATACAAGTCAACTGGTATGAATGGTACAGTCTCACTTGCCTTCGTTCCGTATCCGGCTAAATAGCAGGAGAAAAGATTATGGGATTATTTGGTGCAATGGGTAAAGCGTTGAAGGCTCCTGCTAAGGCTGTGACGAAGGGAATCAAAGCAATTCCCGGAGTTAAAACTATAGCAAATAAGACTCCGGGACTCGGATCTAGTCTCGGATCTCCTAGACCTATGGCTCCATCTCCTCAAGCAGTAGATCAGGGGATGAAACAGAGTATGATGCAACAGAAAATGCAGTCCGGTATAGGTAATAGATTCGGTCAGATGGGTGCTCAGATGGGACAGAATCCGGGTATGCAGCGTGGATTCGGTCAGATGGGAAATCAGATGATGCAACCTATGCAACGTCCACCTATGGGTCAGCCTATTCAGGGTCCAACACAGCAAATGCAACCATTCCAGCCACAACAACAGATGGAACAGCCTCAACAGCAGCCCGGAATGAATCAGATGTATGGTGGAGGAGATGAGAGTCAGTTCCTTGAAGCTCTGAAGCGTATGCAGGGTGGTGGATTCCAGTATTAGTCAGATGAATAAGAACGAGTGGAAGCCATCGCCTCGACAAGAAGAATTTCTAGCTATACCTACGTCTGTAAAAGAAGCTGCTTATCTGGGTGGTGCGGGATCAGGTAAATCTGATATCTTGTTAATGTATGGCATAGTCCACAGATGGCACGAGAATCCTAAATTCAAACAGGTCTTTCTGCGTCGTACATTCCCTGAACTGCGGAATGAAATCGTACCTCGCTCTAAGGAGATTTACTCGAAGTTCGGAGCTACGTTCAATAAGACTGAGATGATCTGGACTTTCCCTAGCGGCGCATTGATTATGCTTGGACATTGTGAGAATGAAGATGATGTTCACAAGTATGATTCAATGGAAATCAATCTCTTTACTCCTGATGAAATCACTTCCTTCACTGAGTACATGTATCTATATATTGGTTTTACTCGCGTTCGTACAGGTGATCCTGACTTGCCTGCTATTATACGGACTGCGGGAATGCCGGGTGGAATTGGACATACTTGGGTCAAAAATCGATTCGTGGAGCCGGATAAGAAAGGTGGGAAGATTCTAGTCGGACGAGGTGGGAACAAGCGAATCATGATATTCGCTACTCAGGCAGATAATCCCCACATCGATCCAACCTACAAGAGATCACTGGAAGCTCTACCCGAAGCAGAGAAGAATGCGAAGCTCTACGGAGACTTCGATAGCTACTTGGGGCAGGTCTTTACAGAGTTCAGAGATCATAAGATGCCTGATGAGCCTGAGTGTGCGCTACACGCAATCGACTCATTCCTCATCCCTGAGTGGTGGCCTCGCATAGTCATTGGTGACTGGGGATTCGCTGCAATGACATGGATTGGCTACGCAGCCATCAGTCCATCGAAGCGCGTGTACATTTATCGAGAACAATACTGGATTAAGACGAAGATTGCAGAATGGGCACCATATGTCAAGGTCTATATTAGTAAAGAATCTCCACGGCTCATACGATTCTGCAAGTCGGCAGGTCAAGACCGTGGTCAGGAACATACTATACAGCAACAAATCGAAGACGAATTGGGTCAACCGATCGAACTCTCGAACAATTCGCCTGGTAGTCGAGTTGCTGGCAAAATACTCATCCATGAATACCTGAGATGGAAGCCAAAATTCATGCCCGCTGGCGAGATACCGATTTATAATGAAGAGCATGCAATGTGGCTTCTCCGTAATCGAGGAATGGATGAGTACAAGAGCTATATGAAGTCTTTTGATCCACAAGAACCAGAAACTAATATACCTAAATTGCAGATTTTTCGTGAGGAATGCCCGGTATTAGTGGGTGCAATCAAGGCATGTAGTTATGACAAGCCAAAGGGTAATAAACCTGCGGAGGATATTGCAGAGTTTGACGGCGATGATCCTATCGATGGTCTACGATACATTGTCGATGCAGCGGAGTCGTTCTTTGACGACGCGAATCAGGAGTTCAAGAAGATTCAGGCACAGGAGAGTCTAGTAAACAAACTGAATCAGACTCAGGATTGGACTGCATTTTACAGAAATATGAATAAGATTGAATCTGAATCTGATGATCAGATCAGACCTGTTGGGAGGTATAGACACTAATGACACAAGAACAAGAAATCATGAGACTGAATATTAGACTTGAGGCATTGAAGCGCACTCTAGGTATGCTAATCTCGTGGATGGCTCAAAACGCTAATTCCCCGATTAGTGGAAAAGAGGCTACTCAGCTACTCAAGACTCTGGATGGTGATCCGACATGATTAAAGAGATTTTGTACAAGTGGTTCGGGTTGGAACCTTTTCCTTGCCCGACGTGCGAAGTACTCCGCAACCAGCTTTTGGGGAATGAGCGGGAGCGTAGAGAATTACTAGCACGTTTATTGGAGAAAGGTCAGCCCGAACCTTCAGTTCCTACGGTGAAAGAAGAGGAATTGAAGGCTATTACTCCACAGTTCATTCCGTGGAGAGTTAAACAGCAAATGTTGGAATCTGAAGATCGAAGAAGTGCTCAGTTGATGCGTGAAAAGACCAACGAGATCGAGAAACTAGAGAAAGAGTTGGGGGTACAATGATCTCCGCACTCGTGGTTCTAGTCATCGCCGGTCTATGTCTGTATCTAGTCGAGACTTACGTCCCACTATCTCCGCCTATCAAGGTGGTCATTCGAGTAGTGGTAGTTCTACTACTCATTTTGTGGCTCCTTCAGCTATTCGGTATCGCTGATTTCCCCGTCGTTAGAAGGTGAGAGATGGGCTTCAAGTCTGTAATGAAAAAAGTCGGTAAGGTTGCACTGAAAGTTGCACCTTACGCGCTGATGGCAACAGGGATAGGTGCCCCTGCTGGCATGGCTCTCGCTGCTGCATCTAGTATTGCAGATAAGAAGCTGAGTGGAGGTAGTTGGAAGTCAGCTCTACTCTCAGGTGGCCTATCTGCTGGTACTTATGGTGTAGGGGCAGGCGCACTCAAGGGAATTGGTCCATCTAGCAAGATTCTATCAAAAGTAGGTGCGGGCGCGTTAGGTAAATCAGCGGGTACTGGCGTAGCTGGTAAAGTCGGATCAGTTCTCGGAAATATGGGTACTAATGCTGCAATGAATGCTGTGTCAGGTGGAGGTAATAACTACAATCCTGCTATGTATTCAGAGGGATCAAATCCACCTAGTTCGGCTGGTAGATCTACTGGTGCTCAGTCTAGGGACAGAATGCGTGGAATTGGACCACAATCACTGATGCAGCGTAATCAGAACAGTCCTAATCTGGCTGAATCAATCAATGCAGGTAGACAGAACGCACTCGCAAATCAGCCATTCCGTAAGGGATATGACATAACTTATCCTCAGTATGATCAGGAACCTAATGCTGATGGAACTCCATCAACTCCAATAGCTCCAAAGACTTATAGAATGCCTCCGATTTACCCGAATATTCCTTCCCGCCGTCAGCGTAGACAAGTGGGGCAAGGGGCATGAGAGAAGTAGACGAAGAAATTAAGAACTATTTGAAACAAATCGTCGATCACTTTGATGATGAGGATAGAGCTGTCCGTGATCGTCAGATACGAACATGGCGGCGTATGAAGCTGATGTGGGAGAATATTCAGCATACGTACTACTCGGAGGTAGCACATGACTGGCGGATTCCTGATTCTGAGAGAGCTAGTCAGGACTCGGATCAGGGCTTTTATGACAAGCCAGTCAACGTCTATAGGGCTTACCTCGAATCAATTATTGCAGCTCTCTCTGTTACAGTTCCTCCTATTACTTGCTATCCTGATGACGCTGACAATCCCCTAGACATTTCGACGGCTAGAGCAGGAGACAAGATTACTGAATTGATTTTCCGTCATAATAATGCCCCGCTTCTTTGGCTTCATGCGCTGTTCGTTTATTGCACGGAGGGAATGACTGCGTGTTATACATATCCCCATGACAGCGAGAAATATGGGACTTACGAAGACAAGAAATACGACGAAGTACAGGAAAATCATGAAATTTCAATCTGTCCATTCTGTCAGGCAGAAATGGCAGACAAGGAAATTTCAGATGAACAGCAAGATAAGTTCGGACCTACGGATGAGGATGCTGATATCAATTATGCCATAGACAATGGACTAGAAGTTTGTCAAAACTGTGCTCAACAGGTCATTCCGGACAGGCAGAACAAGTCAGTTACGGTCACTAGACTAGTTGGAGTAACTAATAAGCCAAAGACTCGAATCTGCATGGAAGTATATGGTGGATTGAACGTCAAAGTCCCCGTGTGGGCGCGTAATCAGAAGGAATGTACCTACCTAATCTACAATTATGAGACTCATTTCGCTAATGTCCTCGAAGAATATCCGGATTTACATGATAAAGTTCAACGAGGTGTGGCGAATTATGATTTGTACGAACAGTGGGGACGTACATCTCCTCAGTATAGAGGAGAACATCCTATCAACAATGTCACTGTTAGAAATTGCTGGCTCAGACCTGCAGCCTACAATGTACTGACTCAGGATGAAGCGGAAGAACTCCGTAAGCAATTCCCTGATGGCGTGAAAGTCGTCATAGTAAATGATCAGGTCGCACATGCGTGTAATGAAGCTCTTGATGATCATTGGACTCTCACTCATAATCCTCTGTCGGATTATGTACACTTCGATCCTATTGGTCTACTTTTGGTATCGGTACAAGATATCACCAATGACCTTATTTCCCTCGTACTTCAGACTGTGGAACATGGAATACCGCAGACATTTGCAGACCCTAAAGTTCTAAATTTTAATGCCTACCGTAATTCAGAGGTAATTCCAGGTGGAATCTATCCGGCCACGCCGAAATCAGGTAAACCGCTCTCGGAAGGTTTTTACGAAGTTCGTACCGCTACTTTATCTCAAGAAGTTCTCCCATTTGCTCAAAAAATCCAAGAAATTGGACAAATGGTATCGGGAGCACTTCCCAGTCTCTTCGGCGGACAGATGAGTGGTAGTCGTACTGCAAGTGAATACAGCATGAGTCGTGCTCAGGCTTTACAGCGACTTCAATCGACGTGGAAGATGCTGACGATGTGGTGGAAAGACATATTC